TTTTTAGCTTTGTTGTTTTATCAAGTTTCGCCCATGAATCTAATATATTATTCTGTTTTTCAGCATCTAAGAAGTCTTCTAGTTTTTCTAAGTTTATAGTTTCTCTGGAAGCAACAACAGGTATTCCTATTAGGATATTTTTTTTGAATTTCTTTTCAACTATATTGGTTTCAGTCTTTTCACTAATATCAGTCATTTATATATATTGTAAAATTAGGTTTAAACCTTAATTATACAATATATATTTAAGTTGTTTGTTATATAATATAATATTTGGTAGTTTATGGATAATACTATAAAAGTAATCGTGTTAGATAAACCAATAGAAGATAAAGATAAAGAAACAGAAAAAAAAGAAAAAGTTCCTAAGTTAAGAGTTACAACTGAGAAATGGAAATTTGGAGAAACTGATTTAGAATATGAAAAGCAACTAACAATTTTGGAAAATATTTATAGCAACAACATCGAAAAAATGGATAAACAAAATATCTATATAAGTGAAATCAAACATAAAATATCCAGCTATAAACAACAAGATCGCCTCAAAAAAATGTTAAATGAAGATAAATTTGTTAGATTAGATGAAGTATTAAGATTGTTATATGAGTGTAAATTAAAGTGCTATTATTGCTCTGATATAATGTATATTGTTTATGAAATAGTTAGACAAAACAAACAATGGAGTCTTGATAGAATTGATAATACACAAGGACATAATAAAGGTAATTTAGTAATTTCTTGTTTAGAATGCAATTTAAAACGGCGTCGAACTAACAAAGATGCCTTCTTATTTACTAAGAATATGGTTATTATTCGTGAAGGAATAGACAATTAAAATATAGTAAAATACTATGATGAATGAATGGAAATGGAGTAATGGTTCTACACAATATGAAAAATCAGAACGTCCTTCAAAAACGCCAAACAAATTGTATGATTCAAGAGTAAACGCAATAACATGTAGTTTAGATGATGAAATATTTAACAAAAGAGAAAACTTAGATGAAAAAATATCTGAGCGTGAAATGATGTTTCAATGTGGCTTAAATCCTTTCTTATCTAACACAAGTTATGTGAATGATGTAGTTACAAGAGATATGTTTTTAAAACCTGTCAATACTACATGTGGTGAAAGGGCGAAAAATAAGGATTTTGATGGGCAATAAATATATTATTTAAAAAAGAACTTAAAGAGAATTTTAAAAACATAGGTAAGAGATGACTAGTATTCAAAATTACACAACTCAAAATGATTTATTAATGAATAACTTAATGGATTATTATAAGGATGAAGCTTTGCTTCACAGAATGTTGAAAATAATTACCGGAGAATCAAAGACTTCCTTAAGAATTGTAGATTGGTTTGTGACTAATTTCGCAAAGAAATTTTATACAATTTATGATATTCCTAGTGAAAATGGATTAAGACGATTTAAGGTTTACAATGATTATAAGTTGAAATTAAAAGCGTATAGTAAGCGAAGATTTGACCCATTTTGTCGTTGGGATAGAATAAGTGTTCCGTATAAAAATGGACAATCAATTGAAACCACGATTGGTCAATTGAATTTCTTTAAGTGGGCTTTAGAAAACAAGGTAATAGACTTTATCGAAGAACCTTCAAATTATGAGATGATTGAAAAAGATATGAATAATCGTAATAGCACATCAAAACGCAAGGAATCTTTGACGCTTGTTGTGGATAATTCAAAAACACGTAAGAAGCGAGAAGAGTTGTCTGTTTCAGCCACAAAAAGTATTAAGAAGGAAAAAGTAGAAATAGTGTTAGAATTTCATTAAATTTATATATAGAAATATCAGAATAATTCTATATATGGGCAATACTCAGTCAATACAAAAGATAAGTTTTGAAGATATACAAATCGCAATAAAAAATCCAGAATCGTATTTACTAATAAATACATTACCATTAAGCGAACAAAAATGTTTAATAAAAAACACGTGTAATGCTGAAAAAGAAATAGAAATCATTAATAAATATATGAAAGCATACAATAAAAATATAAAAATAATTATTTATGGTAAAAATTCAAATGATTATACTGCACAAAAAAAGTATGAACAACTAATAACATTAGGGTTCTATAACATTTATATCTATATGGGAGGCATGTTTGAATGGTTATTACTTCAAGATATTTATGGTCAAGAAGAATTTCCAACAACTAGTAAAGAATTGGATATATTAAAATATAAACCAAATTCTACGTTAAATATTTGTCTTTTAGAATAAAAAATATTATTATAATATATGACTAATATTGAAACGGAATTTCAAGAATGGTATAATAGTGTTCACGATAATGTTGCTAACAAAAATAAACATTGGTCTACATTTCAAGTAAATCGTTTTGTAAAAAATACACATCGATTTTTGAAATTATACGGAATGTGTTTCTTATCCGGTGCGTATGTTTTTGAAGACCCACATTCACTATTATTTAACCTACTTACTTATGGAAAATTTGAAAAAACTATGCCACATGCTACTAGAAATAATCCAAATCCAACTACAGACTTTTTGAAAGAAGATAAGGATAATTTATCTTCTACTCACGTAAGTGGAACACATAATGTATTTATAAAACATAACGAACCCTTAAATACAATTCATCATAAGTTTAGTAAGACCACAGCTAAGTTTGAAAGATTATTTAATAAATCATTTCGAGCAGAACCATTTGAATATTTATGTGACTTATGTGTTGACTCTCCTGATGTAAAAAATAAAGAAGAAAAAAGAGTAATATTGTATTATCCTTTTTTAACTAAGGATACAAAGGAAAATATGTTATATCTTAAATATGAAAGTTATCCTATGAATGCTAAAGAACATGCGTTTGAATTTTTAGGAAACGCCGCTAATTCACGTGCGAATGAATATGCTAAACGTAGAGAAAATGGTAAAAGTTATGATAATGAATTGAAACAAAAAGACTTGGATTTTTATAGAGAAAATTTTCCAGAGGATTTGTCATCATTGGAAAAATATAATCAAACTTATAGAGAGGGAGATGAGTTTTTTGTTGGTAGAAATTTATTGAAATATATGCTAATGACATTTTTAGATCATAGTGATACACCTGTTTGTGATTTTATAGTTACAAAAAGATTAAAATCTAACAAGAGGTCTTCTAAAAGGTCTTCTTCTTCCAGAAAGTCTTCATCATCTTCTTCTAAAAAGTCTTCGTCTTCTAAAAAACACTCAGAAGATTTAGATTTAGATATGTTATCACAAAAGATGAATGAAATAACACTTAATAAAAAGAAGGGTATTTTTAGTAAAATAAAGAGCACGTTTAAGACAAAAAAAGGTGGAAAGAAACAAATAAAGAGAAAAACTAGAAAAGCTAGAAAAGATAGAAAAGCTAGAAAATAAATATTATATAAATATATAATATGAACAACGAAATAGATAACGAGTTTCAAACATGGTTGAATCAACAAAAACACACTCATTGGACTGACAGAGAAATTAATAGGTTCATATTTAAATTTCATCGTTTTCTGAAGTTGTATAATATGTGTTTTCTATCTGGTGCGTATGTATTTGAAGACCCAGAAGGATTATTGTTCAACTTATTTACTTATAATATGTTACAAAAACCACAACATATGGCTACCCGAAGACATAACGAAGCTGTTCACAATTTTGAAGAAAAAGATAAAAGCAAATTAGCAGAGCCTGTTTTAACAGGTACACATAAAGTATTTATAGATAAACAAACATTAATTCCATCAATTTACAGAAAGCACATGATAAGTCCAAAAAATGCTAAGTATGAGAGATTATTTGATGCTGATTTTAGACGTAATCCTGTTAGTTATTTATGTGATACTTGCGAAGAGATTGAAGGTGTAAATCCATCAAACGCTGAACCTAAACGTGTTATTCTTTATTATCCTTTTGCCACAAAAAATAATAATATTCAAATGATGTATGTTAAGTTAGAAAGTTATCCTGCTAATGCTATAGAACATGCTACTGAATTTGCTACAAATGCTGCGGCTTCTAGACAAAATACTTATGATAAACGGAGAGAAAAGGAAAAATCTGTTAAAACCCCTAATCAAAACTTAATGGATAAAGATTTGCATTTTTATGTAAATAACTTTCCTGAAGATATTCCTTCTCTTGAATTTTATAATCAAAATGTTCGTTCTACAAATGAGTTTTTTGTCGGTTCTCATTTATTGAAATATTCTCTCATGAATTTCTTAGATAAGAGTAGAGACAAACTATGTGATGTTGAAATTGAAAAACGCGATCTTCCTAAACCTGAATTACAAATGAAAGAAGAAGCTAAAGAAGATGAAGAGTTAGCAGATTTAATTGCTACATTAAAGTTAAGTCCTGGTCTTGCTGTTGCTCCTGCCCCTGCCGTTGCTCCTGCTCCTACCCCCAAAAAATTAATTGAACCAATTGTTTATGATAAACCTATACCAAAACGTAAAACAATAAAAGAACAACTAGATACTTTTTTGTTTAAAGGAGGAAAGGAACGAACTAAGAAATATAGAAAGTCTAGAAAATATAGAAAGTCTAGAAAATATAGAAAGTCTAGAAAATATAAACATTAAAATATAAGTTAAAAATAATATGTTTCATATATGTAGAAATAATGTTAGTCCAATTATTCACATTATTTTACTTACTTTTGTTAGTTTCTGGTGATACAGAATGTCCAATTGTAACTAATGGAGGACAAGATAGAAGAATTAACAAACAATCATTACGTCTTGTTCAATACAACGTAGAATGGCTATTTGTTGACCATTATAGCGGATTTGATTGCCCAGGGAGCCAATGCACATGGAAAAATGAAACCGAAGCAAAGACACATTTAGGCTTCGTGTCAAATGTGGTTTCAATTTTAGAACCTGATATTATCAACTTTTGTGAAGTTGAAGGTTGCGATGAACTTAATATGGTAGTGAATGCCTTAAATAATACCCCTGATTATAATTATTATTTGAAAAAAGGAACCGACACTGGAACTGGACAAAATGTCGGATTAATTACCAAAATTGACCCATTAATCAATTTGTATAGAGATGAAACTAAAATATCTTATCCTATTTCAGGCTCTATGTGTGGATATTCTGGCTCCGGAACTACTGGTGTTAGTAAACATTATATCACTGAGTATATTTTTGAAAACTATGGAGCACCAGTAGCATTGATTAGTGCTCATTTAATTGCCATACCAACTGACCCCGCTAGATGTTCACAAAGAGAAGCACAAGCACAAATTCTACAAAATAT